CGTGAGATCGCTTCTCTCTGCGTCGATGCAGTCTTGGATCGTGTAGCCCTCGAGCGGCGCAGGAGCCTCGCGAAAAGCGATCCAGGCAGCGGTGATAGCGTCTCGCGAATCGAGGGACCCATAGCCAAGAGAATTGAAAGTTACCCCCGCAAGTGACGCCGTGGGGGATATGGCTTCGTAACGCCACACTTCGCGACCATGATTGTCGGTTGCTTTGAAAATCTCCGCGGTACCCCCACAAGGAAAGCGGACGTCAAAGCGAATTGGGGAAAAGTTGTGAAGATGGGGTTTGGCGAGTTGAAGAGTCATTGTAGAAGGTTTCTCCCGTTTGAGTTGCCTAGTTTATACTACGCTATCGGATAGAATGCTATAACTTTTCAGTGTTATTTTGACCTTTCTGAAAGAAAATTTCGAGGAGTTTTGAAGCCGATCTGGCGTGAGAAAAGTCGGGTCCAATCGGGTCCATTGCAGGCCAGGTGGACCCGAGTTGAGGTCGACTGCAACAATATTTTCGGGATATAAATCCTACGAAAATAGGCTGTCTCATCATCTTTTTTCGCGGATAAAAGATCAACAATTTTTGCTCGTTTTGTATTGAAAAATCGGGGCCGGAACCGGCAACTAGTACTGCTAAGTAACACCATGGACCTGATATAATCAAAATGGACCTAATGTCGGGTCCACCAAAAACACCAATTAAAACATATACTTATACTATATATACCCCTAATAATCTACTATTCTAAGAAAGTATTAAGACTCTATAGATATAGAGAGGTAAAAATTAGTATGATTTATCATATATAGATAAACGTCTATATATTTCGCCCTGTATATATTTGAAATAGTTTCCAAAAAGGGGGTCAAGTCGGGTCCACATACACTTTAATGAGTGACGCTGGCGATTTCATGTGTAGGTCGTGAGAGGATTTCCGGGGGTGGTGACTGAGGTCGAAAAAGTGCGGGGATCGTCACGGCTCTCGCACTTTCGAGAGCTTGAGGATGGATTGTGAGCGGTGGTCTCGAGGAGCGGGGGTCTGAGAGACTTGAGGATGCGTTGTGAGGGAGTGGTTTGGCGGGGTGGGGTCTGAGGGACTTAGAGGGTTCTGTGAGAGTTCGCGGCGCGCCAGGGCGTCTCTCACGGCGCGTATGATCTCGAGCGAGTCAGTATGTTTCAATAGACTTTTATCCTCGCTGCGCTATTTGTTGGGTTTTGGGAATCGATGGGAGGTTGTGTGTCGAAAATGGCTGACCGAATCGCAGCATGGGGTCCGATGGGAATTGGGCTGGCGGCAACTATCTTGACCGCGGGGATCGCTTGGGGCGCGATCGGATTGAACGTCTCAAGTCACACTGATGACATTGCCAATCTGAGGATCTTCGCAAACGAGCTCCAAAAAAGCATTTCAGATGCCAATACCAACTCTCGAGATCTTGCTGAGTTGAAAGAGCGTGTTCGAGAGATGCGTAGAGAGTTGGGGGGTTCGACGACAAACTCTCGAGACATCGAGGATCTCAAAGGTGTCATTTCTGAGATGCGCAGAGAGATCAGTGATATTCGGGCGGGGCAATTGGTCGGGCAGTCCGAACGTTTAGCGATGGGAAAATCGATCGATCGCATTGTGGCTTTATTGAATCTTCGAGCTCCTACACTACGATCGAAGTCAAAATCGAGCACCCCAGGACTTTGACTCAATGACAACTCGAGCCGAACGAAAACAGCGTCTAGCTGATCATTTGGTATTGTTGGCTCCGGGGGCCTCTCGTGCGCGTGTTAGTGTTGTAGGCACGGCGACAGATGCTCAAGATACAATTCAACAGGCGTCTGTTGAGCGAAGTCCTGGGGCGTTGAAGCAGGCTCGATATCAACGTCGACAGAGCGTCATCAATACAGAGAAGGCAATCGAGCGCCGCGCGGGTCAAGCAGAACAACGTCGCGAACAATCCAGTATTCCGCTCGAGGATATGCCTGAACATCTCTTGACTATCGCGGAGAAAGCTAAGCTTGCAGGCCAGGCCAACGTCAAATTACGCAAACGATACGGTGGCCCTCCTCGCATTTTCGAAAATCCTGAAGAGATGTGGAAACAAGCGTCGGACTATTTTGATTGGATAAGTGAGAATCCTCTCTATGAAGTGAAGGTGACGCATTTTCAGGGGGATCCTGTTGAGATGACGTCTCCGAAAATGCGTGCGATGACGATTGAGAGTCTTGTTTTGTTCATCGGGGTCTCTCGCTCTGCTTGGGGCGATTATCGAAAGCGCGAAGAATTTGTTGAGACGGTCGAACGGATAGAGAATATAATCTATATTCAAAAGCTCGAGGGTTCGGCGGCCAGTCTGCTCAATCCGTTGATTATTATGCGCGAGCTCGGACTCAAAGAACACACCGATATCACTTCGGGTGGTGAGTCGATTTCTACAATCACTCGAACGATCATTGACGATGCGAAGGGGAAATCAGAATGATGTGGCCGTGCGGAGTATGTGAGGGGACTGCTTGTGGGTGTTCGAAAACGATTGTGATTGGCGGCGCGGTAAATATTCCTCTTGTTCCTATAGCCTGGGAATGTGTGCGGTGCCATCGAATCAATTCACCATATGTATTAAAGTGTGATTGTCCTCCACCACTTCCAGTTATTAGTTATTCTAGTGGTACGCGCGCGGCTAATTGGTGAACACCCTCGATATTCGAACCCCGCGCTGGGGGATCCCCTACTTAAAGCCGATGCGCTACAAGGGTCTCAAGGGTGGGCGCGCGTCGGCGAAGTCTCATTTCTTTGCAGAGCTCGCAGTCGAGTCGATGTTGATGGACCCTTATATCGATTTCGTTTGTTTGCGTGAGATTCTCCAGAGCCTGAAATTCTCAGCCAAGAAACTGATCGAGTTGAAAATTCATACGTTCGGTGCGTCGAAGTACTTTCGAATTCTCGAGCATGAGATTCGGCGCATTGGAACAGACGGCACAAATACCGGCATCATAATTTTCCAGGGGATGCAGGATCATACCGCTGAGTCGCTCAAGTCTCTCGAGGGTTTTAATCGAGCGTGGTTCGAGGAAGCTTCGAGAATGTCAAATCGATCGCTTGAACTCTTGCGTCCGACGATCCGTGAAGAGGATTCAGAAATTTGGTTCAGTTGGAATCCTGATCAGCCCACTGATCCTATCGAGAAATTTCTTGTAGAGAACACGCCTGAAAATGCGATCGTGCACCACCTTACATACGAAACAAACTCGTTTTTGCCTGAGGTGATGAGAGAAGAGGCGCGGCTATGGCGTCAGAATGATCCTGAAAGTTTCGCGCATGTTTGGCTTGGTGAGTACAACACCAAATCAGACGATCAAATTCTTGGTGGGAAATGGCGTGTCGAAGATTTCGAAGTCGATCCACAATGGGCGGGGCCATACTATGGCGCTGACTGGGGATTTTCGAGTGATCCGAACGCTGTGATTCAATGCTATGTCGATGATGAAACGAATATTCTTTACATCCGTCGTGAATTCTGGGAGCTTCATGTAGAGATCGACAACACGGAAGCGTTTTTCGACCAAATGCCAAAGATGTCTCGAGCGGTGATTCGAGCGGATAACGCGCGCCCCGAGATGATCTCCCACATGAAACGCCACAACGACCCACGCATCGTAGCTGCGGAGAAATGGCCGGGGAGTGTCGAAGACGGAATCAGTAAGCTCCGTTCGTTCGCGTCGATCGTTGTGCACATCGACTGTCCAAAAACTGAAGCAGAGTGCAGGCTTTACAAATACAAGCGAGATCGTTTGACAGATGACATCTTGCCAGACATCATAGACAAGCATAATCATTGCATAGACGCGATTCGCTATGCGATCGAGCCCCTCACAAAGAAACGGCCTGTCAGTTTCTGGGATATGTAAATGTGGTACGAAAGAATTTTCGCATTGTTCAGCAGCGCTACTTATGAAGGGGCGGCTAGTCCTCCAATTTCTACGCTGACCCCGCCTGTTTCCGAACCTCGCGAGTCTCACCCTCAGCGACGAAAGGATGTTTATTCAACATCTTCTGCAGGGGAGTTTATTCGAGGTAATCGAGAAATTGAACTCAAGTCTCCTAGTACACTTACGAGGATCAGACTTTCGGGCCCCGAAAGTATCGAAGGTGATTCAGTTGCGATGGATCAAGCGGACGAGCCTACTTACGATGAACTCATGGAATCGCACGGTTACGATTCAGGTTTTCTGAAACAGGCTTTCGCGCTTAGCCAGAATCTGCTCCCTGATGACCTTTTCAATTGGTATTCAGCGCAAAGTTTCATCGGCTACCAAGCCTGCGCGATCATCAGTCAGCACTGGCTCGTCAATAAAACGCTTGTGGTCCCCGCTGAAGATGCGGTTCGAAATTGGTTTGACATCGCGACCGATAACGATGAAGAGATCGAAGACGAAGATATTGCGAAACTCATCAAGCTTGACAAGAAATACAAGCTCTTCAAGAATTTGATGGAGGCTGAAATCAATCGGCGTCGGTTTGGTTTTCGTCTTGTGATCTATAATGTCGAATCTGAGGATAAGGATTACTATCGCAAGCCATTCAACATTGATGGAGTGAAACAGGGTAGCTACAAAGGAATGAGCCAAGTGGATCCGTCGTGGATCTCTCCACTTCTCAATCCAGAAGCTGCAGCGAATCCTGCATCGATGGATTTCTATGAGCCGACATGGTGGCAGATCAGCGGCACGGCGTATCACAAAAGCCATCTTGAGATCATTCGCTATGTCCAGCCTCCAGACATTCTCAAGCCAACGTACCAGTACGGCGGAATTCCTCTTGTCCAATTGATTCTCGAGCGCGTTTACGCGGCCGAGCGAACGGCGAACGAGGCGCCGATGTTGGTTCAAACGAAACGGCTGAATGTCTTGCATACTGATCTTGCTGGGGTCACTGCGAATCAAAAGGGTTTTACTGAGCGGATACAACAGTGGATAGGATTTCGAGACAACTATGGAGTGAATGTTGTAGGCCATGAAGATGTGGTGGATCAACTCGATACGACGCTCAACGATCTCGATGAAGTTATCATGACCCAATATCAACTCGTGGCCGCGGTCTCGGGGGTGCCCGCGACAAAACTACTCGGAACGAGCCCCAAAGGCTTCAACGCGACGGGGCTTTATGAGCGAGAGAACTACCACGAATCGCTCGAGAGCATTCAAAAGATTCTCACGCCGATCATTGACCACCATCACAAACTCGTGATCAAATCGGAAATGGGCGGGGCACTTTCGAAGTCTGAAAAGCCTTTCGAAGTAGTAACGGTGTGGAATCCAGTAGGATCGACCACTCCTAAAGAGCAAGCGGAGATCAATCTTCTTCACGCGCAAACGGCGCTTACTTACGTCCAAGCTGGGGCGATTACTGAGCTTGAAGTTCGCAACCAAATCATTTCAGACCCGAAATCGGGCTTCAACAGTCTTGAGTCCTTTGAAGAGGAGGATGAAGATGATTTCAATACAAATTTGGAAGCAGATCCAGATCTAGACGACACGCTAAAAGGAATTCTTCAAAAATCGAAAATTTCAAAGGCCGAAACTCTAGACATCGCGCTTGATCGAGCGGTGCTGGGGTACGTCTACGTATCACCCGAAGACGAAACCGCGCTCGCGTTGCATGTTTGGGCCACGAAGGCAGGAATCAAGGGTGTCGTCCGTCCATCAGATATGCACGTAACGATCGCCAACGATTCGACAGGTATCAAAGATTACTCGCCACGTATCAAGGATTTTGTTTTGAAATTCACAGGTGATGTGATGATCCTCGGAAATGCGCTTGTTTTAGGTGTGGGTTCGAGCGACCTCTATTATCGCTATCGTGAACTAGAAGCAATGGGCGCGAAATCTGATTTCGATAGCTTCATCCCCCATTTGACGATCAAGTATAATCCGGATCTGGGGGACTTGGAAAAATTGCAGGCGGCTATTGAGGCTAGTCCTCTCGAGCAGATTCAAATGGGCCGAGAGACTCGCGCGACTGCATGAGCGAAAAATTCAAGCTCTCCAGAAAAAAGAAAAAGTGGGTCAAGAAGTTCAAACCTTCCGTAACGATGCGCGGGTCTGCGCTGAATTACCCTGCCACGATCGGTGTTAAGTACGATCGAGCAGTCCGCCAGATCATGAAGAATGTAATGGCGATTACTCAGCGCGAAGTCAAGGAAATTTTTCAGACTTCTGAAGCGATTGAGTTCTATGCTGAAGACGCAAGCTTCACAGTAGAGGCAAACAAAACTCTTGACGCCATGATCTCTCGACTACAAGGTCAAGTTCTTACGAGCGCACGCCGCGCGGCGACAACTATGGTTAACGCGACGAACAAAAGCAGTCAACGTGCTTTAGCGATGTCGCTCAAAGAATTGTCGGGGGGTGTGACGCTCGATCCAAGCAAATTGGGTGGTGATATTCCTGAGATGTTGCAGGCGTCGATCGCTTCGAATGTGGATCTGATCACAAGTATCTCCAACGCTTATTTATCGAAAGTGTCGGACGCGGTAAATCGTTCAATCTTGTTCGGTCGGGGTCTCCAAGATCTTGTGCCTTTCATGCAAGAGCAACGCGGAATTACACTTCGCCATGCGCGTAATATTGCTCTCGATCAAACACGCAAGGCGTACAATGCGCTCAATGAAGTTCGCATGGAACAAGTAGGGATTTCTCAATTCGAATGGTTGCATAGCGGTGGAGGCCAAAAGCCTAGGAAATTCCACATCGATCGATTTCCGAAAGGGTTGAACGGGGGTATTTACGACCTTAAAGACCCCCCAGTCATCGATCCGAAGACAGGAGAACGAGGGCTCCCCTCGTATTTACCGAATTGTAAGTGTAGAATGATTCCTGTGATTGTTCTCGACGACGGAAAATCGGCCAATGCCTGAACTAGAAACATCGCGAAAATTAGATTCGAACGGGTGGTTCGAAATTCAAGATAATCCGATTTCGAAAGTCGGAGTTTTTCCCTATTTGGGTTCGATGATTGATGCAGACGGCAAAATGGGCCTTGATCCTGACGCGATTTATAAGGTCTATCGCTCCGCCGCGGCGCTCTCAAATCAGGAAACGATCGGCGCTGACGCTCATTTGATGAGCCCTGATGAGAAAGGGGTGGGGGGCGTCATTGGCGAGAAAGTATATTTCGATGATGGTTATCTATACGGGAATATTAAGCTTTTCTCTGATTCCCAAGCTGTTGACGTTGACACCGACAAACCTGAATTGAGTTGTGGGTACCGTTGCAAGTACCGTCTAGAATCCGGTGTTTTTGGAGATGCAAAATACACGGTTGTGCAAGATGAGATTCGCGGTAATCATCTAGCCAGCATTTCTGAGGGTCGAATGGGCCCGGAAGTTTCAGTACTAGACCAGAAAATTACTTTCACGATCGACAGCAAGGATTTCAAACCGATGCCGAAAGAAGTAGAACGAACTTTGGATGAGATCATGGAACTCGAAGAGATGGAACTTGTTGATGTTGTCGACGCATTGAAAGCAATGCATGCAGGGTCCAAGGCTGAAGATGACGCCACAGAGAAGGCTGATCGAGACTTGGCACAGGACGAAGAGGAAGACGACGACAAGAAGGCCGAAGACGAAGAGGAAGACGACAAGAAGGCCGAAGACGAAGAGGAAGACGACAAGAAGGCCGAAGACATGGAGAACGACGACGACAAGAAGTCGGGCATGGACGCAGCCGATATCAAGCGCGTTCTTTCCATGGATGGACAGATCAAGTCGCTCCGCCGCGAGCTCCGCGAACACAAGCGCAGCGGAATGAAAGTGTTACTCAGCGACATTCGAAAACGAGACAAGCTCTACGCGCAAGCTTCCGAGCACATCGGCGCTTTCGATCACGCCGAGAAAACCCTTGACGAAGTGGCTTCATATGCCTGTGACAAACTCGGACTCAAAGTTCCGAAGGGCCACGAAGTTACTGCGCTCGATGCGTACTTTCTCAATCGTCGCCCCGCTGGCGCTTTCGCAACGGACGCGATTCTCAAGCCCGGATCCAAGTCGCGGGAAAGTTTGATCGACAAGTTTTTTGAAGGGCCTACCGCGAACTAGTATGCGCATCGTTCATCGATCAACGTTCGTTTGATTTACTCAAGAGACCCGAAAGAGGATTGATACATGGGATTTCAGGGCGTAGTTAGAACTGAACAGGGCACGGGAAAAGCGGGCCAATTTGCTCGACTGAGTCCGCAAGTTGTATTGCCCTGGATCATCGATTCTTCAGGCGACCCAAACGTAATTGGGTTTGCCTATACCCATATCGTCGCCGAAGATGGTCGAGCGATTGTGGGTGCAGGCGCGGGGGGCCCCTTCGTTGGAATTCTGGGATTTCCCGAGGAGCATGCTTTGCTCGGCGACGGCACCGACACACTGGCGCCCTTCAATACGATTCCCGACAACACCAATGGTCAATTGATTACGAAGGGCATTATCTACGTTCAAGCTGCGAGCGTTGGTATCTTGAGCGCT